AGCTTACTAATATCTTTTGGTTGAGGTATGAGGATTTTGTTGCGTATCCTGATCAGATGATGGAACGTCTCTATGTCTACTTGGAGCTTAATCCTCGTAGCCATAACTTCACCGCAGTAGAAAACACTGCAACTGATTCCGATCATCTTTACCTGAACAAGTTTCCACATAAAGGTGAAGGTGAGATCAAGCCGGTAGAATCTACTTGGCAAGAATATATGCACCCTGAGATTGCTGCTCGTGTTATGGAAAGTTTCCAGTGGTATAACAAGAAATTCAAATACGGATTTACACAACGAGTGAGACCAAAGAATGTCGCTACTTCTCGCTAGTGGCTCCTCCCAATATCTAGAACGGGCTGGTATACCCAGTCTCACCTACCCGTACGCAGTTAGCGCATGGGTATATGTTACTGTAGGCGCAAACGGAAACATTGTTGGCTTATTCAACAATGGCACTGCTGTTGATTTTGAAGAATTAGTATTCATTGCACCTAACATCGTGCAGCTACGTGCAGATGATGGTGTAACCTCTGGTAATAGTCCGGCTGTTGGTGTTGCGCTTAATACGTGGCATCATATCTTAGGTATCTGGACCAGTGCTTCTGGTCGCCGTATCTATCTCGATGGTGTGGCTGGTACCAATCTTGCTAGCTCTATTACGCCTGCTGGATTGAATACTACCGCTGTTGGTCGTCAGTCTACTTCCGCTCCCGGTAACTATATCAGTGGTCGTGTTGCGGAGGTAGCCTTCTGGGATCTGTCCACAGTCTTCACAACTAATGAAATAAGTATGCTTGCGCTAGGTGTTATACCTAGCAACGTCCGCTTCTCGGAGTTGGTTGAATACCATCCGATGTTGATGGATCTAGACCCTACCCTGGAGTTGATCGGGGCTAGTGGCCTAACACAGTTTGGTGGTCCGATAGTCTCTGGGCATCCGCCGCTGATCCTCTCCGGATCTCCGTTTGCTCATACAGCTAGCACAGCTCTTGAGATTAGTGTTGGCAACACCATTACCTTTGGCTCGGTTGCGTGGGATGGACGCATCTTCCGCACCCTTAACAACGATGTAGTCTTTGACCAGATTGTAGTTGTCGGTAAGGTTCTCAACATCAGTGTTGGCAACACAATCAACTTTGGCAATACCGCTAACAATACAATCGAGGATTCAGCGGGTAACACCGTCACCTTCTCGAACAGCGGAGACCGTGGTGAGAATCCCGGCAACACTGTTACGTTCACTAACGCTATTGCTGAGACTACTGGACCTGCTACAGGTAACAGTCTAACATTCGATAACTCTGTAACCGCCAATGTTGAGTTAACTCTCGTTGTTGGTAATACAATCACGTTTGACAATTACGTCACTCCTCTAATTGGGGATAACTGTCAGCTACACGAATATCAAGTTGATCAAGGTCCGGCACTCCCATCTGTTGCTCCTACCCGCATAGCGCGAGACTTCATTACTCTTGAGCTAGACACACTTAACTCAGTTGACCTTCGTAATCCTGAGTTTGGTGATACGGTAACTGTTGATCCGCGTCGAGCCTACAATCTATCCCGTAACGGTTCACCTAATAGCTTTCGTAAATCTACTTGGCCTAACAAACGTCTGCTGAACTTCACGGTTCGGATCATGACAGATACTGAACTAGCAGATCTTTTGAATGTCTTGAGGATGTCTTTAGGGAAGCAGATAACTTACATTGATCCAGAGTCAAGATCCTGGCTAGGGATCATTCTTAATCCTGACACAGCGATAAGTCACATACGAGAATCTTCTAGTGGATGTCGAGAGTATGAAATTAGCCTAGCTTTTCGAGGGGAGCCTACAGCGTAATGCCTTTATATCTTATTGGCGGTGTTCCTCCTCAGCCTATTAGTAACGTCTTAGCACTTCCTGATCCAGTCATAGGAGATACACAATCTCTCCAAGTGACTGTAGATTACAAAGAGTCTATAGACGGTACTGAAAGAACTTACGTTCGCGGGACTGGGTTCATTTTTGAAAACCCAGATCGAACGTCAGATAACATTCTATATACCTACGAGTTCAATAACGTAGGACGCGGCAAGATGTTAGAAGCACAAGACTTCTTACGTTTGTTTGCTGGCTATCCTATGCAAGTTCACTGGCTTGCTCATCCAGAACACAATGGTACTAACGTGTTCTTGAATCAAGAAGCTACAGTCTTTACGCATGATAGATTGAGTCAATCCTCTGGTGGACCACGTCAAGAGTCTGGTAGTTTTACTCTGGCGTTTGTGAGGGTAGTTAGTGTCTAGAGAATTAACATCTGAACAAAAAACTCAGATTTATGAGAAGTTTGGCACACAACCAGTTTTCATTGTGGAAGTAGATTGGGGTTCTCCACTAGGACCTACAAAATACACTGATGCTAATTGGCACCCTCAAGCTTCGGAGTGGATTGAAGGTAAGATACTAAGTGTCTCAGGTCTAGATGCTGTACTAAAGTTAGGCTCCACAGGTACTAGTGCTAATATCTCTATAGTGTTAGACGATACTACCAATGAGATTCATAGTGTCTTTAGCGTTACTGATGTGCAGGGCGTAAGATGCCGAGTCTATCAGGCTTATCTGGATGCTATAAATTCGCAAGAGAAATTCTTGCTCTTCGACGGTGAACTAGCCTCACCATTTGTTTGGTCGGAGCGTGAACGAACTTTCAAGTTCGATGTGGTTACGGTCATTGATGATCGTGAGATTGGGTTCTCCCCTGAAGAGGGAGAGTTTGAATTCATTGCCGACTCAGCAGTTGGTAAAGCCTGGCCGCTTTGTTTCGGGCGACCTATACGTGTCCCCGCAGTAAAGATTACTGAACGAGTTCGAGGCACTAGCCTCACTCGTTATGGGGCTATCAGTCAAGGTGACCTTAACTCCTTGTGCTCGGCTGCGCAGGCAGTAGACACCGCTGAGAATGAGAAGCGTAAGGCTGACAGTAATCCAGGATTCAGTGATGAGAACTACGCTGAAGTAATCGATGCAATCAACGATGCTCAGATTAGTTTGAACACAGCTGCGGAAGCACTGATTTTTGATAGTCCTACTCAAGAAGATGACATCAACGCTTACATTCAAGTCTGTAAGGATCTTGCTGCTGAGGAGCGATTATTCGAGTTTTGGACTGCTGAGGCTTTAGCAGCACAAACTGCATTAGACGCCGCTGAACTAGGTTTGGAAGCTAATGCTCAGGCTATCGAAGAGGCTGGAAACCTATCTGCTTCAGAAGAAGCCTTAGCCCTTCTAACTCTCATACCTCAAAAAGCTGCACTAGAACTAGAATTCTTGAATGCTGGCATTGACTTTTCTACAGCTTTAGTCAACTTGATTGCAACTACTCAAAACATCGCAATCTTAGAGGCTGCAAAAGCAGTCTTAGAAAGGCGATTAACTCAAATCGTTATCACTGAGATCGTGGTAGACAACGGTGAAAACTTTCCTCAAGGAGAGACGGTAGCCATCATCGTCAATAACTTAAAATTCAGTGGAGAATTTCTCGGCAATGTCTTCACTATCGGATCTGTAATTCCGACAGAGACGAACGTTGAATTAACAACACGTGAGAATGGTAATGCTAATGAACTTTGGGTGGAAGATCCAACAATAGATATTAGCCGTAAGTACTGTGTAATCTACGGGCGCGGTATTATTTATATTGAGAATCAGCAAGGTAGTAGATGTCAATATAGTCCTATCTTGTTTAAGCAAATAGGAACCTTAGGTTCCATATACGGTATCGAAGGTGATGCGGCTACTCGTGAAGTCTATGATGAGCAATTGATCTTTGGTGGCGATAGGATTGCAGCAACATCAGCTATCATTTTCGATACGTGGAAGCAGTCTTTTGGGGGTATTCCAACTTTTGCTTGGGGACTTTCAAAAGCTAGTGACGATGACTGGAACATTGAAATCGGAGATGAGGTTTTCCTAGATGCCGATTACACAGATTTGTATATTGCTAATCTTATTCCGTCGACAGAGATTAAGGAGGTCTTCGCACGACGGACTGTTAATGGTGTTGAGCAGCTTCTTCCTGTTCCTTCTAGTCGTTACACAGTAACACTTAGCGAAGAGATAGCTGGACAGAACGCAACTACGATACGCTTCGATAGACCTCTATCGCAGTATGTCGGTGAGGATTGGTCTGATGATGTTTTCATTACTCTGATCTCTTCGGTAGGGCCGAATACATCCGACATTATCAAATACCTGATTCAAACCTACACCGACTTGTCGGTAGACACTACTAGCTTCGATGCAGTAGAAAGCGCTATTAGTCTATACCCATCTGACTTTGCTTTACTTGAACGTGTAGATGCTTTAGCAACTATCGAAGAGATTGCTTGGCAGGCTCGATGCGCTGTGATCATCAAGAATGGAGTTGTGTTCCTTAAATATCTGGCCGTCGAAGAGATCCCAGTAATCACTCTATCGGAATCAGATATCGACGATCTATCTATTACGTTCAGTAACTCCGATGCTCTAGTAACTAAGTTTGTTGCTATCTGGCAAAGAGACTTGTCAGAGGATGAAGTTGATCGGGTCGTCCTGAGAAACAACGTGCCGAAGTATGGGCTCTTGGAACAAGAGTTCAACTTCTACATCTACAACATTAAAGAATTAGTGGTAAAGTCAGCAACCTTCTGGCTAATCCGAATGTCCAATACTTGGAAGGTGTTGACGTTTGTAGCTTATCTAGATACTCTAGAGTTGGAGTCATTCGATACTGTTGCAATGTCATTGCCTATTGGTTTGATCGCTGTTGATAAAGATGTTCCTGCAACAGATCCTGTTGAGACTCTGTGTATTGTGCAGCAAGCTGACTACAATTCAGCGGCACATGAGATTCAATACGAGGTTCTTACACCTATCTTAAGCGGGGATAAAGATCCACACTTACTTTTCTGGCCTGCCAGTGCTGTTCCCGGGACTTCGTATCCGACAGATAAAGATCTCTTCGCTGGAGGTGGCTAATGGCTGTTGATAGAGCAGATGATATTGGAACGCAGTTTCCAGTTGATGCTGACGATAGTGCTCCTCTGGATCCTCAGCTTGGTCGTCAAGAGTATGATTACTCTACAGGACCAGAGCCTAGAGCCTTAGGTGCTGGTGCAGCTGCGGCAGCAGCTGAACCTCAAATCGCACAATACATTCTCATTTCAGTAGCTGACGACACTTACATTGTTAAGCCTCTAGCCGATGCAGTAGAAGGTTCTCTAGAACAAATTGCTAAGCCTTGGCAACTTCGACGCACCGTTTTTGACGGTGAAGAAGTTAGTGGAATATCCTTCGAATATGAGACATCTACTCTCCGTAAAGTTACTGATGCCTTAGGTGCTGAATTCTTCGAGGAAGTGGTTCCACGTTACTATACCTTGGCTGAGATTATGTATGCTTCGGAAGTAGCTAATACTGAAGTAACAGGTATCTCTAAGATTGAGTTAAACACAGGTGCACATCATTGGACTAGACTGGAAGGTATCTTCCGTGCTCGTATCGTTACCATCTTTGATGATTATCTTAGCTGTCTACCTGTAGATGACGACAATGACAATGTTGTTGGCGCAGATGAATTCTTTGTTGCTAAGCCAACTAAGCTTCAGAAGATTCTCTGGGACGGTAAGACTATTTCGGGTGGTTCTCAGGATATCAGTTATGTCTATACTGGCATCGATTTACGTGAAGCGACTCTAGTTGGTGGTGACGACGATGGGGATATGCAGGAAGAAGTCATTGTCCCTCGTTATAGTACAACGACTGATGCTCTTGGCGACATCATCCATTACACTCAAGTAGCAAATGGAACAGGTGTCTTTGCCGCAGATCCAGATACTGGTGATCCTGTTAGAGTTATCTTCATTGATTTGAATATTGATAGTCGCGCTTGGGTGAGAAGTAAGGTCATAACCTAATGCCTATTGGCGGTAATTCAGCAGATTCATCTGCTCTAAGTTTTGATAATGGGAGTCACTCTGGTTTCGATAGTTTCGCCATTAGTCGCTCCTCTAGTAGCGGTCTAGCTAAACTGTTTGGTGGGTCCTTTGATAGTCGACATGCTCCTTACTCTCCAGAGTTAAATGCAGTGGTGCAAAATCTAGTGAGTGGAACAACTATTGAACAATACATTAAGACGGCTAATCCATAATGGGTGTCTTCACGCTACATCATCGTCGTAACGGTAAGGTTACAAAGTACCGCTGTAAGAACCAACAAACTACTGCTGGGAAGCTAGCATTGGTGAATGCCTGTTTCATCAACCCTGGTGCAGCTACGATTGGTCCGTGGTATTACGGACTCATAAGCAATAAAAACTTTACAGCTTTAGACGAATCAGATACTATGCTCTCACATCCTGGCTGGGAAGAGATGGTTGGCTACGATTCAGCGACTAGGAAGCTCATCTCAACTTGGTTTGAGATTGGGGCTTTTGGAGGCCCAACACAATCTAGAGGATTAACTGGTAAGGTTGCGTTCTATCAATTTACACGCGGTATCGGTGGTATTCAAGGAATGTTTCTTACTACTGACCCTGAGAAGGGTGGGACGGTTGGGACATTATACAATATGTCCATAGCGCAAAATAATCAGGTAGACCCACCCTTAACCTTTTTCACAGTTGCTCCAGGAGATGAAGTGTTTCTAGAGTATGGAGTCTCAGTTAGTACTACGCCTGTGACTGAGACACCATGAAAGCTCCTATAGGACGATTCACTTTTACAAAGAGGACCAACGGTAAGATAGTTCTGGTCGAGAAGAGTAATAACATGTTTCTAGCGACGGGTGCTAGTTACATTCGGAATCACTTCTTTCGAGACACTCAAAGCGTCACAACTTTTTACTTAGGCTTGATTCAGTCAACAACGCTTCCTTCGATTGTTTATATAGACCGTGCCGATAATGTTGCTAGAAATTGGCGCGAAGAAAAGAACGCGGGTAATCGTCAGATTTGGACACCTGCTCTGACTAACTGGCCTAATGAGATTAACAACAGTGCAAGCTTAGCTAGATGGACAATGCCTCCAGGGATGGTTGGAAGCATCACTGTTCGTGGGGCTTTCCTAACTCATGACGATGCTACTCCTTACACGTCGCCGGTAAGTTCTAATACAGGTAAGAATGATCCATTTGCAGCTTCATTCACGGCTAACGCTTTTAGCTTAGACAAAAACGATACTCTAGATGTAGAGTATTCCCTAACTTTCGACTAGGAGAAATCATGGCCGCTGCCTCTCGAAAAACTTATATCCAAGGCCACCTGGCTACAGGTATAGCTTTGTATGAAACAGATATGGAGTCTAGTTGGGAGGACTTAACCTTTCAACAAAAAGGTTTGGGTAAGCTCAATATGCGTAAGCGTCTGCGCTTTGAGTTACGATCACAGATTCTCTTAGAAGATATGACTACGGAGCTGGCTGCTGTAGCTACAGATGTTGCCGCCTTAAGCCTAACGTCAGTTTACGATGACACTGTAACAACAACGGTAACTGCCATGATTGCGGACATCAACGCTAATGGTCTACTTTAGGAGGACATGTGAAACGGTTTCTTATCGGGTTGGTTTTGGTTTGTGGTTGCTCGCTCCATGAAGACTATGTTCGTCAGGATCGAGCTAACTACGAGACCCTGCGTCCGGTGATCGAGAAGTGGATTGCCGAGACAGAGACTTTTGACGACGACTTCGAGGCAGACATCACTGACCGTATGAACGGTTGGGATGCTCGAACTACCCAGGCACTGGAGACGTTTGAGAGTGAGTAAAGAAGACATCGTCAAAGAGTATGCTGATAAGAGTCTAACTGGACTCAAAGACCGTCTCGGTGAGAAGTGGGATGCTTTCACTGATGTACAACGCGCATCTGCGACTCGTGCTGCAAAGCGTTGGGTCGATCTCGATATCCAGGAGCGTCAAGGTAAGGATGTTAGCGTAGAGAAACAGTTTGTCGAAGTTACTATCGGTGAGTTTGAAGTCGCTGCAAAAATTGCTTTTGTCGACATCTTTTGGGAGGAAATGAATAAGGCTCTAGAAGCTTTGGGTTCTTTCCTAGCAGGTGTTGGCAAGGGCCTTATTCCAGGGTTGTAATATGTCAAAGACTGTTGAAGAAGCTGCGGATGAAATCACCGCGCTTTTTGATGATGGGTTTCAGTGGAAAGATATCCTCGATGCTATTCCCCTAGCTATGGATTTAGTGGAAGGCGTCGAAGGCTTAAAAGGTCCAGAGAAGAAAGCCAAGGTGCTTAAAATCTTGGACACGATGCTCAACAAGGTTGATCTTCCTGGTTGGGATTGGCTGACCAAGAAGGGCATCGAGTGGGTCTTACCGCTGGTAGTCGATATGCTTGTTGACGCGTCAAAGGGTAAGTTCAGCTTCTGATGTGGAAGCCTGGTCCTGACGGAACTATGACGGCAAGGAGGCGGGGAAACCCGCCTCCTTGTCCTGAAGGTTACGAGATAGTTCCAGGCCGTAAGTTTGTTGTTCGGTTGACTGTTCCTGTTTGTAAGTATAGAGAAGTCAAGGAGAACCCTAACATCTGTTGTGGCAGTAACTACAATTACTGTACACTGTTCGGTAAACTCGTACTGAGGAGAAATTGTCATGGCTGCGATGCCGCTTGTTAGCATTATGATGCCTGCTTGGAATGTTAGCCATTACGTTCTTGAAGCTATACAGAGTTGTCAGATGCAAACCTACAAGAATTGGGAGTTGTGCATTGTTGATGACGGTAGCGATGATGAAACGTACGAGATCATTTTTCAGGCCAGTTTGAAGGATAGTCGAATTCGCTTGGAGCAGCAATACCATCAAGGCTGTCCAGCGACTCGTAACAAATCCCTAGCTATGATGACTGGAGATATAGTCGCTCGACAAGATGCTGACGATCTTCAGGATAAGACACGACTTGAGAAGTCTGTGCAGTATCTGTTGGAGAAGCCTATCGACATCGTAAGCTGCCAAATGTATTGGCTGCGCGGTGGTCAGCTTCAGCTTCAGAAGGCTCAAGGTATGGATGTTAATCGCTACATGACTGGTAAGGGTGGGCGTCCGGTCAATGCATCTATAGTCGCATGGAAGACTGTTTACGATGTAGTTGGTGGGTTCAAAGAAAACCAACCTGCTGGCTCCGATGGAGACTGGAACTTTCGCGCAATCATAGAGAACATGCGATGGGGATTTATTCCCGAACCACTCTACATCTATCGCCGACATCCAAATCAAATAACCAAACGTATGGGTAAAGAACAACGCGCAACGCATGAAGCTGCGCTGAAGTATTACAGAAAAAGGTGGAAGCCATGATGAAGCAGGGGACGGACAGAGCAAAGCATACGCCTGAGCAGAAAAGCACGATACGTGAATTCAACAAGCTCTGGCATGAGTCGATTGACGGCACATGGCATAAGACTCGCTTCTTGGGAGTCAAGGCTATAAAGTGCCCATTCGACTTATGGATCTACCAGGAACTGATGTGTCAGATTCAGCCTAAGTTGATCATCGAGACTGGAACGTGCTTTGGTGGTTCAGCGTTGTTCATGGGAGCGATGCTTCAGTTGATTGGTAAAGGCGGTAAGGTTGTTACGGTTGACATCAAACCTGTAACCCAGAGGAGGCACGCACATATAGGCTATGTGACTGGAGACTCGGTTGCTCCTAAAACAGTAGCCCAAGTAGACAAATATGTGCAAGCGGCTAAGGGTGGACCTATTATGGTTATCCTCGACTCGAACCATAAGAAGGCTCATGTTCTCAAGGAGCTAGAGGCTTATGCTAAGTATGTTACTAAGGGGTCGTATCTGATTGTGGAGGATACCAACCTAAATGCGGATGTGCGTAAGGATCATGGTCCTGGACCTGGTGAGGCTGTAGATGCTTGGCTGCCTAAGCACCCGGAATTCGTGGTAGATCCTGGCTGCGAGAAGTTCTATGCTACGTTCAATCCTGGCGGGTATCTAAAACGAGTATGAGAGCCCTTGAGATCGGACCGGGACGTAATCCTGTTGATAAGTCTTGGACTATTGTGGATATGGTCAAGCGTCCATGGGTTGATGTCATTCACGATGTTCGGGAACTACCGTTACCGTTTGACGATAACAGTTTTGACTTAGTGTATCTCAGCCATATTCTGGAGCATATCCCGTGGTTCCAGACGCTGGATTTTCTCAAGGAGATACACCGTATACTCGTTCAAACAGGAACGATAGAGGTCTGGGTTCCTGACTTTCAGAAGTTAGTGTCTTGTTATCTGGAACGTAAATGCGGAGATAACTGGCGACGACACAACCCAGACAATGATCCTATGATGTGGCTCAATGGCCGTATCTTCACTTACGGTCCGGGCGAAGAGAACTGGCATCGAACAGTCTTTGATCGTCACTCCTTGAAGGGCTGTCTCAAAGCTGCTGGGTTCCAACATGCAGACGATCTTAAGAAACCTAGAGGCTACGACCATGGGTTCATTAACCTTGGCGTAGCTGCGGTGAAGTAAATGATCTATGTTAGCTACGAACAACTAGCTAAAGATGTAATTGCCTGGAGTTCTACGTTACCACAGGATCTAGATGCTGTGGTAGGCATTCCTAGAAGTGGTATGCTCCCCGCTAACATTTTAGCTCTGCACCGGAACGTCGCTTACGCTGATATCCAGACGTTCTGCGACGGTCGATTCTTTCGTGGCGGTTGGCGGGATAGACATTCTGATGTTCGTAAGGTTTTAGTAGTGGATGATTCCATACTCTCCGGCCGAAGTATGGTTCAGGCTAAAGATCAATTAGCGCATCTAGACCACCTGTTCAAGATTGTTTACGGTGCTGTTTATTGTAAGCCTGGGCGTGAGAGTCCAGCATGGTTTCATTATCGAAGCTTAGCTACACCACGCATCTTTGAATGGAATGTCTTTCACGGCTACTGGATTCAAAAAGCTTGTGTCGACATTGACGGTGTGCTGTGCCGCGATCCAACATCTGCGGAGAATGATGACGGTCCTAAGTATCTACGTTTTATACGAGACGTATTGCCATACTACCGTCCCAGTGTCAAGATACATACTATTGTTACTAGCCGTCTAGAGAAGTATCGTCCGCAGACTGAGGCATGGCTGCACCGATGGAGCGTTGAGTATCAGAACCTAGTGATGCATCCTGCTAAGTCTAAACGTCAACGTATGGCATCAGGTGACCATGCACTCCGAAAGGCTGCAACCTATCAGGCTACGAAGTGCGAGCTATTCATTGAGAGTAGCATGGGTCAAGCTATGGAGATCAACCGTATAACTAAGCAGCCTGTGCTTTGTACAGATGTAGGGAAGCTTTATGCATAAGTATGTCGTGGTCTGTTTCTTTACTAGGGACACACCATATGCTCAGGAGTCGGAAGGCTTAGAGCAGTCGTGTCGCGAACACGAGATTCATTGTCACCGTGAAGGTTACGGCAATAGAGGAACTTGGGTTCGCAATGCAGCGATCAAACCCGAGTTTCTTTTGGAGATGTTCGAGAAGCATCCGTTCCAGGATCTAGTCTATCTAGATGCCGATGCTCGCTTGCGACAGTATCCTACGTTGTTTGATGAGGTTACTGCGGATATCGGTATTCATTTCCGTAAGCGCGGTGGCGGGCGTAAGGAACTTCTAAGTGGGACAATCTACCTAAAGAATAATGAACGCGTACGCGCGTTCATACGTGCGTGGGCGGTAGAGCAGCAAAAGCGACCGGAGGACTGGGATCAAAGAGTTCTAGCCGATGTGTTAAAACGCGATGGTAAGGATCTAAACGTCTGGGATATCCCACCTACCTACTGTCAAATCTTCGACAGTATGCGTAACGCGGGTGCGCCTGTTATTGAGCACATGCAGGCGAGCCGACGCTTTAGAAAACTGGTAGAGTTGGGTGGTCCGCACGAATCAACAATGGTAGTCCCACCTGTATTAGGCAAGGTTCGTGTTCGACGTGCGGTTGATGGAACTTACTTCATCCCACGTCGCGATGCTATAGCTGAGCGGTTTCTAGATAAACATTGTTTCCGTATCCCTAACGAACTGCGCTGGGAGCCAGGGTTCATTACGGACAATAGGATCAGTGAGTTTCGTGAGACGTTCAACGGGAAAATGTGTTACATCGTTGGCAAGGGTCCGAGCCTAGACTATCTTAGTCAAGAAGACTTCAAGGATGCTAATGCCCCGGTGATCTGCCTGAATGAAAGCATCCACCAGGTGGAGAGCTTAGCTCTATCCAACCCTACGTTCTGCTTGCAGCAAGATGCTAAGCTCCGAGATAAGTGTAAGCCTAAAGTCTCGCCGCTATTCGTTTCAACTAAGGCGGCGAACTACTACAACGATTACGAGAAGGCTTACATCTTTGACAACTTGCGGTTGAGTCTGAACCGCAATGCTCTAAGCGTCTCAGCAGCTATCATCATCTCAGGACTGCTAGGAAGTAGATCCTACGGTATGGTTTGTTTTGATGCGTGCGTAAATCGCGCTACAGCTTATGCACAGTGTATAGGCTACGAGTCTACGTGGGGCGGACGACCAGAACGTTTCCATGGACATCGAGCTAAGATTGAACGTCGACTAGGTAAGGCTCCGGTGGAGTGGATAATGCCTTCGGAAACCTAGAGACTTACCTTCAACGACCTACAGCCTTGGGATGTGTTCCCAAGGCTGTAGGCTTGTACATTCAAATCATGGGACCGCGTTGCAGCAGTCGACGATAGACTTCAGCCGTAGCCAAACAATCTTGCATAGCATCGTGCGCACGCTCATGTGGTACGTTCAACTTTGAAGCTAGCCAAGAGAGAGTGTTCTTAGAGTAAGGTACTTTCTCTCCGTGCATAGCTGCGGCATCGTTCAAGTATAGTGAGGTCTCCATCGTGTCGCGTGCACGACTGTCGAAATACTCACTATAGGTTTCGATACCTAGCCATCGTTGAATGAATCCTTTATCAAAACCGTAGTTATGAGCTAGTGGGATGATGCGTTTGCGGTAACCACTAGGAGTATAAGGAAGCTTGAGTTTTCCAACCCAGGCTTCGAGAAGATCCTTAGCTTTATCCGGGTCGATGCCTCGCATGATGCGTTGCATGTTCATACGATTAACCTTCAAAGCTTCCTCACTGATTCGATGAGGATGCTCTGGAGACATATCTATATAGAACGGCATAATATCACGTCGAGGTTTTAAGTCTGAATCAAGTGGTAAGATACAAATTTGAAGAATCTCGTGCCAGTGAGGATCCAGGCCACTGGTCTCCACGTCGATAGCACAAATTTGATGTCCGTTCCAGTGCTGCATAGATTTAGCCATTAGTCCAAAGACACTCCATAGTTGTAGCTCCACGGTCGTCACTCATTTCGTGACCACGCTCGAGCTTAAAAGTAGGTTCACCTAGCCAGGTAAGATAGAGGTCACTTTCATAGCCGCTTAGAGCCCAGCGGAATGGTGCGTTGGTGAGAAGCGTTAGAAGCTCTACATGATCGATGTTGTTATACCCTACACCTTTTGTGTTGTAGTAAGGTGGGTCGAGATAAACAAAATCGGACTCATTTAAATCATTGTAAGGCAGATGTGCCCAATCTTGACGAGTGATCTTTATCTTAGGATCTTGAAGAATCGCTTTCGCTTCTTGGCAGAGCAATCTGTATCGTCCCTTATTGTAGCGTCCATGCTGGTATCCAGAAGGATAACCCTTACCACGAAAGGTGATCTTAGGCTCAATGATATGAGCTATAGGATTACTAGCGAGCCAACGATTCTGCCAAACCTCGAAATTGAATTCGTCGATCTCAGACGGTAGGTCATTGAGGTCTGCATTACGTAACGAGGTAAAGAAGGTCGCGAGCTTCAAGTCATTGAGATGCCAAGAGTCAAACTGAGCCCTCTTATAAAACTCAAAGAAGATGTTGCCTCTCCCAACGAAAGGCTCAATAAACTGGCGTCCCTCTTCAGGGAAGTAAGGAAACAACTGTTCTCGAATCTTGGCTTTACCGCCTGGGTATGGGAATTGAATACTCATGAGATTTGAATCTCGATTTGATCACCGAAACTTACAATCTCGAAACTAGAATGTAAGGTTTGGGATGTTTCATTGGTGACGATTACTTCCATATTGTCGTCATACTGTGAAAGAATCAATACTAATTCAGCTTTAGTCATTTTGCTTCCTTGATCCAAAGACATTCTTGAGTCTTACCGCGTTCCATCTGGTCCACAACATTCTTCAATCCGGTATTCTTAGAGGTACCTTGAATGGAGACGAAAACGTCCCAATCATATTTGGCGTCCCAGTCGTAGTCAGTATAGAAAGGATTGTCGTATCCTGAAAGAGCAACGAAACCTTTACAGTTAAAGATGAACTCCATAAGATCACGATGGTAACGAGGACAGACTTGATGTTTGTAGACACCTTGATCACAGTCAATATACGGCGGATCAACATAGAAGACAGTATGCTTGCTGTCATACTGTTCCATACATTCGATACCATCAAGGTTCTCAATTTGAACGTTTCTAAACCGTTCATGAACTTCTGAGAAACACTTAATCTTTTTAGCTATCTTACCGTTGATACCTGTATACCGTCCTGAACGGGCTCGACCCCAATTACGTCCGAGACTGCCGAAGGAATACTCGTGCATGTAATACCAGCGACCTGCACGCTCAATAAGATCAGTTTGATCCTCCCAAGTCTCTGCACATCGCAGCCATTCTTCACGGGAGTTGACAGTCAGATCGAGCCATTCCATGAGACGTGTGCAGAGTTCCTTAGACCGTAAGCACTGATAGAAAGCTATGATTCCGGCGTATCGGTCGTTGAAGACTTCGAGTCGGGATACTTGTCGGTTAAGGAGAACCACACCTGAACCCCCAAATGGCTCCACATATGTATGGGTCTGTGGAAGGTGAGGAAGGATAAATCGAATGGAACGGCTCTTACCTCCAGGCCATCCGAAGGGAGCTTTCTTTGGGTACTTCTTGATATCATCTGTAGTAGCTCGTTCCAGGGAATCAAAAAGGTCTAATAGATTGTCGCTCATTCGGTCTCCAAACCTAGAGTCTTAGGATCTTTGTCTTTGTTAGCTATAGGAACCCAAGGAGCGTCTGATTCAATGGGGAATGTCTTACCCATCTGATGTATTGTTAACTTCTCAGGCTTAACGAACTGTCTAAGGCGTGTACGGGCCCGTCTCATATCATCTTCAGATGCCGGTGCCTCACCCCACCTACGGATCCTTCGAGTCTCAAGCTCTTGATAGATTGCATCAAAATCCTTACGCAGGTAATACGTTCCAACTGTTAGGTAACGTGTCTCCTCTGGTATCGTAGCCAGACTCGATCGACCTTCTATATAGTGCAGACTCAGGTTCTCCATACCTGGTGGAGGGTTCCGGATGTAGGGTTCAGCTTCTTTGTAATTACCTGCTAAGATAAAAACCGTCTTAATCATTGATGTCTCCATAGGACCACGAGCCACTAGACTCTAAGGTTGTAAGGTTTGAAAGATGTTCGATGTTGACGCCAATGAACTTAGACTCAGGCAACCGTATCCAATGCGTCAAGTCTTGCTCCAGTGCGTATACAAGTTGATCTTTGTCTGAGGTAGGAAGACTACTTAGAACTTGTCGCAACGTGTTCAAGGTAGCCCTCCTTGTGGATCAAAGGGTTACCGGCGGGCTTCTCAGGCTTGACACCCTCCCAAAAGATGTTACCTATATAATGCTGAGCATCGGAGTGTCGTCTGCCTTTAGGAAACTGAGGTGGAAGCTCTCGACCAAGTTTGATCTTACTCCAGGCTGCTTCACCATTAACCTCACACCAAGTTGCATATTTAATGTAGAACTCACTGAACTTAATCATGCGTCCTGGTGCCGCTATACACTTCTCCGAGATGAAGTTCTGAAGAGGTGTCTGGTTCTGAACCTGAGCCATAGCTTTATCTTGCGTGCAGATAACTGGTAGGTTGAGTCTGTCAGGTGAGGGCGGAACCTCCAGTCCTAAGATAGCTGCAACGAAGTCGTGAGCCTCTTTCTCTAGGAGTGGAATCAGTTTCTTTTTGGGAATAAGGTCCAGTGGATCAAGGCTCCGAACGTATCCCATTGTGATCCGTGTGTCACCAGCAAACACGGGACAGTTTTGATGATCATTTGCACATTGGATCCAATGGGTACTATTTGGTATATGATATGGGGTCTTATTCTTACAGTGTATGTTGAGTTCACGAGATGTTACCCAATCCTTAATGCGCTCATAAGCACTCTTATTCTTGTGAAGATTAGTCTCTTCCACAACACAGATGATTGCACCTTCAAGCTCAGCGTTGAAACCTGCTTGAGAAACAAGTGCTGCATCAGCACGCCGATAACCTTTAGTTAGTAAGAGAGACAGCGCTTCGTGGAAGATGGACTTACCGCTATTCTGCGGGCCGTAGAAAAAGAGGTAAGGCAGCGGTTCCAAAGGTTCTTGGAACAAGCTCGCAATCCAACATTTGAGATAGTCACCGCCGGTGAGTATACCGTTGGCTTTAGCCCAAGTGTTTTCTTTTAGCTCGTCGTTAAGTCCTTCACCGCAATGTTCTAGGATCGCCGTCCATGTTGGATGTTGGAGATTGTCTGTATCCTTCTTAGGATCGAAACGCAACTGAGCTGCATAACGATTCCACTCTCTATCTCCTGGATACTCAGGCTGGAAGGGTTTGTTGACTAGCTTCCAACATTTGAAGATGCTACTTCCGAGGATGCCTGTGACTTCTTTTCCATTCAATCCCATGGACCCTAACGCAGCCCGAACATGGGTGAGTGGTTCAGTACGCCAAGCCTTGTTACTATTGATAAGCCAGCCGTAATCCTCATTCGAGGCCGTAACTAGATGTCGAACTAAGTGGTCATAGTTACCAACCTCAGGCTCTGAAACATTGGAAAGTCTGGCTCCGTAGATTCTGACCCATTCTTTCTTCTTAACTTGCCACAGTTCCATCTCATCTGCTAGGTCGTGCGCATCATGAGCGATCTTAACAATTAGACGCCCGTCTTTATGCACCTTCAAAGCTGCTTGACGACCCTGCTGTGCTGCACCGGTTGAGATATGGACCCCTAGTAGCTGAGCAGCTTGGATAGCCATCTCGGCTGTTCGGAAGATAAAGGCTCCTGACTCATCCTCAATACCTCCGAAGGCACGGGCTGCTGTTCCAAGATCACAATCCCGGTTAAGGTAACAACGTGTCCAGCCTGCACCATCCTGTTGCCAGGAAT